CTAAATAAAATCAACGCATTTAATCGTATTGTCTTCGTTTAGATAAATTTCCCGTATTGTAGACCTCCAAAAAGAACGTCTATTTTCCAAAGACAGCGAATCATACATTTGCCGGAAGTCAGTTTCTAATAGTTCTTCCACATAGTGTAGGCTTCTCGTCTCTTCCTCCTCTGGAAAAGCAGCAGAAGCGGAATATTCTTCTTCCAGTCTCTGGTACTCCTTATCGTAATAATCAAAGGAAATTCTCCCTTTTTGAAATAGCAAATTTAATCGTTCCATTTCTTTTCTCAACTTTTCCGGATCTTTTGCTTTCTTTTCTTTTTTTAGCTCTTCGCTGATCTGGTTGCTGCGTACTTTATACTTTTCGTATTCTCTTTCGAGATTTTCTAGCAAATATTTTTCGATAAGATTCTGACTTACCCTATGCCTATACGTGCAAATATGATCAATAAGCGCTCTGTTGCAACGGTAGTAGCAGTATGTTCTTTTTTCTCCGGTTTTACGGTTGATAATTGATGAGCATCCGGTGCCAACTAATTTCTGTCCGCACACAGGACAGCGCATCAAACCCGTAAACAGGTATATTCTACCAGACGGCGTGTTTTTAATATTTCTTTTCGATATAATTTGCATCTCATTCCATTCTTTTTCTGACAGGTATGCCGGACAATAAGGATACCCTCTGTACGTACCTTTATAAAATTCGCTGGACAACATTGTACGTAACATGCCATAACTAAAATCAACCCCATAGGTTTCCTGCATGTACCGGACAGCACCTTTTTTGGAGTTATGGATTCTAAAATAATTAAAAAAATCTTCCACCATGTGTTCTGTTTCCGGATCCTTAACCATGCATTTCTTTCCATCCACAACGCCTGTTTTATAACCAAAAGGCATATTCGCATCTCCAAAAATTAGTTTTTTCTGTCTTATAGATGCTTCATTCACAAATTTAATTCGCTCGGATGTGGTGTCTACCTCGTTTTGCCCAATCGACAGCACTACATTTAACTGCAATCGTCCATCCCGCGTCTCCATGTTTATACCAGGCTCGGATACAGATATCCAGCGCACCCCATGCTCATCTAGCACATCTTGCACCTTATAAAAATCAGACAGGTTGCGAAACCATCTATCCAGCCGCCAGAAGAGTATTACATCGATTCTATCCTTTTTCACATCCTCTATAAGGGCGTGTATGGCTTTTCTTTTCTTCAGTTCTTTTCTGGCAGTCTTTCCTTCATCCGCATAGACGCCTACTATAGACATGTTGTTGTCTGTTGCGTATTGTTCCAAACATTCTTTCTGGGCTTGTAAAGACTTACCATGTACGCTCTGCTCAAATGTGGAGACGCGGATATAGATGGCACATCTCAATATTTTCTCTTGCATCTTGTATCACTCTCCTTTTATAAAATATATTTAAAATTGATACAAAAATAACAGCCAGCGCAAAACAAATGTTCCGCTTGCGTAGCTGCTCCGAAGATGATACAATATTCATGGATTTTAATCGCATATCTTCGGGTATGTAGACCGTCTCTGTTGGCGCAGGGGCGGTTTTTATTTTATTGTGGTGGGTGGCAAATGCCACATGGCTCATAGACTCCGCGCACCTCAGACAGGTGCTTTTCTATCCTTGATTTTAGAGTTCTACATCCAGCACTGTGATATTTAGTGCCAGTATTTGTTATGTAGACAACAGGATCATCTTGACTTTGAAGTGCAGCCTGTTCCTGTTCTGCTTGCGCTGCGGCCTGTTCCTGCGCTATTCTTTCTTGTTCTGCAGCAGCTGCAGCCTGTTCTTGCTCAATTCTTGCCTGTTCAGCAGCCTGAGCTTCCTGCTCAAGTCGTATTCTCTCTTCTTCCTCAGCCTTTAATCTTGCTTCTTCTTCCGGGTCTACAACTGTAATATTTTTCGAACTACTCTTAATGTCTCCGTTCGCCGTGAAAAATAGTGCTGTATCACCGGAATTTTCGAATGTAATAATTGCTTTTCCGTCCTCATATTTAAGAGTTGCAATGCCGTTTTTCGACAGTTCTAACTCTTCGATTTTCGCATCTGACGGACTCGGCGTAATCCTTACTTCTGTTACATCGCCTACGTTAAATCTATCCTTCCCCCAATCTACCGATATAGAGTTTAATTCCGGCGTGGAACCTAACCATATAAATACTATCAGAGATGTAGCAAATACAACTAAGCATATTATGGTATTTCTGACTCTATAAGGCCGGAATTTTTTGGATGCAATGCAGTATATCAAAATCGGTATAGCAGGTATCCAAAAAAGTGAATACGCCGCAAGTGCGATAGATATCATTATAAGTAAGACGATAGATGCAAGACACCCTCCACCACTTGTGTTTGATGTTTTTCTCATTGTTTTTCCTTTGTCTTCCTTTGTTTTTCCGTTCTCTGTTTCTGTGTAGTACAGTCCACTCCCTGGAATTCCAAAACTCTTCGTTCTCTTTCCATTGGAATTAACTGTGTAATGCATTCCTTTTCCTCCGAATGTAAAGCTATGACTATTTTTATTAAGATTAAACTTTACACCTGGAGCGATTTTGAAACTCTTCCTGAAACGTAATCCCATTCCTTTTCTATTTCACCCTCTTTTCTCTTCTGCACATTTTCCCACAACTTATATATAAACGCCGAAGCGGTTATACCATTTCCAGTATTTCCCTGTAGTTTCCAATCGTTACGTATATTACAATTAAACCGTTATGAAAATACTACTCGATAAGATCATGCGCGATAAAAACCTATCTACTCGGCAAGTATCCATTGCGACCGGAATATCAAAATCAACGATCAACCGCATTGCAAACGGTGAAATATCACCGACAGCTGACACGCTAGAATTACTTGCCAAGGGCTTGAAAGTCCGAATTTCTGACCTTATCGACTCTCCATATCAATAAGTGTCCCAGATCTGGGACGATTGTCCATTTTCGCGTAAGTTTCCATGTTTTAGATTGTTAACTTAATAGAGAGGTACATAAGTACCAAAAAATAACAGAACAAATGTTCGAACAAAATATTGATTTTTGTTCCCTGAGATAGTATTATATGTTCAGGAATTTCGAACATGTGTTTTTGCAGTTAGGAGGGACTTGCGATGGACGAATTAAATATCTTGTTATCCAAGCTAGATGGTAATGACTACAAAATCATCAAACAGCTTGTTTCGATATTATATAGGTATCTGGAGCGAAGAGGGAGACTTTAGTCTTCCCTTTTCTCATTTAATCCAGATCCTACGCTTTTGAAGTACTCTCGTATAACGGTCTTTGACTTTTCATCCAATTCTTGATACTTCTTCATCATTTCTATAATCATATCGTAAAAAGGATTTCCATGTCCGTCATATTCCAGTAAATCTTCTACATAATAGCCTATTTCATCTGATGGCTGCTTGAACATTTCTCCTGTTCCATTTCTTAACCACTCTTCATTTACACTATATTTATTGCATAAATCGGAAATAACTCTATCACTCGGAACCGCTTTTCCTATTTCATATGTAGCTATTGTATTTCTTTTTAAACCAAGCTTATCAGCAAGTTCTTGCTGCGTTATTCCTATTGCTTTGCGCAGTTCTTTTATGCGCTCATTCATTGGCACACCTCCTATCTAATGAAGATTATAAACTACCAAGAAGTAAATGTCAATCTTAAAATGTTGAAAAAATCAACAAAAAGCTATTGACAAAGTTGATTAACCGACATATAATAGTCGTACAACAACAAAACAACACAACAAACCAAAATTAAAAACGCTGTCCTATCGGCTACGGGGAGAAAGAGGTTGAATATGTTTGTGGTTTATGAAGTGTTTAAATCAGATGGAAAGAAGCTTTTAAGACTTAAAAACGAAGATAAATTTACTTGTGATGTATATGTTGATCATCACAAATATGATTATGGTGCGCTATTAAACGGAGCTTCAGAACTTGTCATAGAAAAAATCGAATAAGCCGGACACGTTCTGGCTCTGTAATGCAGGCAGGCGGCAGGAATCAAAAAGATGACCGCCTAGACCGTTCCAACCCGGTATGAATGCAGAGGACAGAATAAAAATAGGAGGTAAAAGGTATTGAACGAATTACAACAGAAATTAGACAGCCGGGAAGTGGCTGAGATGGTGGGAAAAGCACATGATAAATTGCTTAGAGATATCCGCACATACATCGAACAACTTTCACTCTCCAAAATTGGTGAGTCAGATTTTTTCGCTGAATCTAAGTATAAAAATGAGAGAGGAAAAGAATATCCGTGCTACCTAATTACAAAAGAGGGCTGCGAATTTATCGCCCACAAACTCACTGGAATCAAAGGCACAGAGTTCACGGCAAAATACATCAAACGGTTTCATCAGATGGAAAACATCATCAAAGAGCACGTTCCGCAAGGGAAAGAACTCCTTGCACTGGCAGTTTTAGAAGCGCAGAAGACCATCGAAGAGCAGACGGCGCAGATTGAGGAAATGAAGCCAAAAGCAATATTTGCGGATGCTGTCGCTACCAGTCACACTTCTATCTTAATCGGTGATCTGGCGAAGATTTTGAAACAGAACGGCGTTGAAACAGGGCAGAAGCGCTTATTTGAGTGGTTGCGTGAAAATGGGTATCTGAGTAAGAGAAAAGGAACGGAATGGAACTCGCCCACACAGAAATCTATGAATTTAGGGCTGTTTGAAGTGAAAGAGACAACAGCTATGAATCCAGATGGTTCCGTTCGGATTAACAAAACCACAAAAGTAACCGGCAAAGGACAGCAGTATTTTATCAATAAGTTTTTAAATGCAGCATAAGGAGGTACGCATGAGCGAAAAAGACAGAAAAGAGATTGCAGAAATGGTGAAAAAAGCAAAGTATCTGGCAGAGAATGACCCACAGGGATTTATGCTTGCCAAGAATAGCATGGATATTTTGAAAGCAAGATCAGACATGGATGCAGTGGAAGAGAAAGAAGATGACTAGGACAACATATCATGGACAATCTAACCATCATACATATTAGAGAGGTGATTTTATGAAGCCAGATATGGAAAAAATCATACAAGTGTTGATATCTCTGATCGAAGAACAGGAACACGTAAAAATTGATTACACACTTGAAAAGAGGACAGAAGAGAAAACCGCTTAGGCGGTAGAAAGGAGGACAAGCTATGAAAAGGCTAACAGTAAACAAGATCGAGAAATTTATCCAGACACTGGAATCCACAGAAAGGGTTGGTGGGTATTCCGAGGAACAGAAATTACATGCAATCGCCTGTCTGGAAAATTACAGGATGGCTTTGGAAATGAAAGGCATGAAATCCGTGAAATTAAAGGAGGCAGACGATGAAAATTAAAGGAACTTACCATTGCCAGACTACTCAGCAGCCCAACACATTAAACAGTTGGGATATCCGCTCCGTATCTGTTGAGTTACCGGAGCAGGACAAGCCTTACTGGATCAGAGCTGGAGTGTCGGTGATCGGGTTTATCTTGGTAATGCTGGCGTGGTATCTGGCAGTCGGGTATTAAAAATGAGTGCTGTCATAGGGCGGCAACCCTCAAGCACTCAAGAAATTAGATCAGTTAAATTGTAGACGAAAAGGAGGAGTTTGTAAATGAAAATTACGAAAATTAAGATCAAAAATCTTTATGGAATTACAGAATACGAAGGGGACGGAAAGAGCGTAGAGCTTTCTGGAACAAATGGAGCAGGAAAATCTTCCGTGATTGATGCAATTCGGTATGCTCTTACAAATAAGTCAAACCGGAAATATATTGTCAGAAACGGGGAAACAGAGGGCGAAATTCTGATTGAGACAGATAACGGATTGAGAATCAATCGGAAGGCAAGAACGAATCAAGCGGATTACAAGAGCGTGAAGCAGAACGGTCATGAGGTGGGGAGTCCGGAAACATTTTTGAAAGATATTTTTACTCCACTGCAGCTGTCACCAGTTGAATTTATGGAGAAATCCGAAAAAGAGCAGAATGCAATTTTGCTTGATATGATCCAGTATGACTGGTCATTGCAGACAATCCGTGAATGGTTTGGTGAAATTCCAGATTGGGTATCTTACGATCAGAATATTTTACAAGTTTTGAATGATATACAGTCGGAAAACGGCATGTATTACAGGAATCGGCAGGATGTGAATAGAGATATCCGGAATAAAAAATCATTTGTTGAGGATATCGCAGATGCTATCCCGTCTGGATACGATGCAGAAAAATGGGAAAATGAAAATCTTGGACAGCTGTATCAGGAAATCGAGCGCATCAGAAAAGAAAATGAGCAGATCGAGAAAGCAAAGCGATTCATCGAGCAGAGAGATAATAAAGTCCGGTCGTTCGAAGCGGATAAAGAGATTAAATTATCTGCATTGGAAAGGTCATTTACCGCAGAGCGGGAGCGGCTTTTGAAAGAGAACGAAAGACTGCAGGCTCAGTTAAGAGAAAATCAAACAATGCTTGCTGGCATGGAAGAAAGAAAAGCGGACAAAGCAGAAGTGATCGTAAAAGAATATGAAGCGAATGTTGCGAAATATGACAGCTCTGTAGAAGAGTACAAGGAATTGTCTGAAAAAGAAGTGCAGGATTACTCGGAATTGCAGAATCAGGCATCTTATGCGGAAGAGATGAAATCCCACTTGAATGAATATCGGCGAATGGTTGATCTACAGAACGAAGTGGAGCGATTAAAAGCGGAATCCGAAGAATTTACGAAGAAAATCGAAAAGGCACGGTCTCTTCCTGGGGAAATTTTAGAAACTGCAACTATTCCAATTTCTGGTCTTACGGTTGTAAATGGCGTTCCACTGATTCACGGACTACCGATCAGCAATCTATCAGACGGAGAAAAACTTGATCTTTGTATTGATGTGGCGATTCAAAAACCGAATGGACTGCAGATCATCCTGATTGATGGAGTAGAGAAAATGTCTACAAAAATGCGGACAGAGCTGTATCAGAAGTGCAAAGATAAGGGATTACAGTTTATCGCAACAAGAACAACAGATGAAGAAGATCTGACAGTGATTGAATTATAAGGAGAATCGATATGGAAGAAATGATTGTAAAAGAAGAAAGACACGAATTAAGTCCGTTTGCGGACAGTCAGAGTTTTCAAAAGATTTTTGATATCGGAAAAATGTTTGCTACATCGCAGCTGGTACCGCAGAATTACCAGGGCAAGCCAATGGATTGCACCATTGCAGTAGATATGGCGAATCGAATGGGCGTATCCCCTATGATGGTCATGCAGAATCTGTATGTTGTAAAAGGTAAGCCTACATGGAGTGGACAGGCTTGTATGAGTATGATCCGGGCGAATACAGAATTTAAAAACGTCCGTCCGGTGTACGATGGAACACCTCATACAGATAATTGGGGATGCAGAATTGAAGCAGAATATAAAGATAGTGGAGAGAAAATCAAAGGAACTACAGTGACGATCGAAATGGCTAAAAAAGAGGGATGGTATGAAAAAACAGGAAGTAAATGGAAAACCATGCCGGAGCAGATGCTTGCATATCGTGCGGCTGCGTTCTTTGCTCGGGTATATACCCCAAATTCTCTTATGGGGGTTTATGTCGAGGGTGAAGCAGAGGACATATCAAAAAGTGATACAAGAGTAGCAGAAAACCCGTTTGATTTCGAAGCAGCGGTGCAAGAAGCAGAGGAGGTGTTTGAATGATTTTAACGCAGGAAAATTATTACAGCAAAGAAGCGAATCAGGAGTATCTCAGCGTCTCGCAGTATAAGGATTTCTGCGGAACAATCGGACGTGTTGGGTGTGAGGAACAGGCACTTGCAAAGCTGAATGGTTACTGGGAGATGGAGAAAACAACAGCACTTCTGGTTGGCTCTTATGTGGATTCTCATTTTGAGGGGACACTTGATTTGTTTAAGGCTCAGAATCCTGAGATATTTACAAAAAAAGGAGAGTTAAAGGCAGAGTACCGAAAAGCAGAAGAGATCATAAATAGAATCGAAAGAGACCCTTTATTTATGATGTTTATGAGTGGAAAGAAGCAGAAAATTTTTACAGCTGATTTATTTGGAGCGAAATGGAAAGTGAAGCTTGACAGCTATTTGCCCGGGAAATGCATCGTTGATTTGAAAGTAATGAAATCCCTGAGAGAAGCGCATTATGCGAAAGACATGGGACTGATGGACTTTGTGAGGTTTTGGGGCTATGACATACAGGCTGCCGTATATCAGGAGGTAGTGAGAATCAATACAGGGGAGCGGTTGCCGTTTTACATTGCTGCAGCCAGCAAAGAAAAGGAGCCGGATATTGAGATTATCCAGATCCCGCAGGAATGGATGAATGATTGTCTGTCTGGAATGGAGATGAATGTATCAAAGATTCTCTCTCTGAAAAACGGAGAGATTGACCCGATACGATGCGAAGTTTGCGACTGGTGCAAGCATACCAAAATATTAAAATCACCGATCTGGCCAGATAATTTGATAGGAGAAGTGTAGATGAAAAAGTCAGACACGATAGTAACAGAATACGTTGAGTTCTGCTTGATCTGCGGAAAACCATACAACATCCATGGACATCATTTGATCTGTGGGAGAGGGAGAAGACAGAATGGAACAAAGGACAAGTTGATTCTTCCGGTGTGCAGTGAATGTCACGGAAAAATACACGAAAATGGTGTAAGTATGGCACTGTCGAAGATGGTAGGACAGGCAATCTATGAGCAGAACCATACACGAGAGGAATTTAGGGAACGATATGGACAATCATATTTTTGAAATCAGAGGGAAATTTTACAAAGGACATTGTTTCCCGGGTCTGAATGATTACATACATGAGATCGGGAAGAACCCGAAAGCAGGAAATCGAATGAAGCAACAGTATCAGATGATAGCCTGTAACGCCGTCAGGCTTGGCTTAAAGCGTTTTAAAACAGATAAGCCTATCATTCTGCACTATACGTTTAAAGAACCTAAAAAGGGCAATAAACGGGACAGAATGAATGTTTTCAGTTTTGCGGACAAGGTGATTGAGGACGCATTGCAGAAATGCGATGTGATTGTTAACGATGATCCGACTCATGTCGTGAATACAACGCATGAGTTTGAGTATACAAGCGGAATCCCGTCAATCATTGTCCGAATTGAAGAGGTAACGAGGTAGAGAGCCTTGTTATAAATTGTAACCCGTTCATGTTCAGGTACGTCACACTACACTGAATACATATCCCGGGAGAAATCCCGGGAGGAAAGGAGTAAAAGACTCTAGGGACTATGGCTAAAAAGTATTACTGGCTAAAACTGAAAAACAACTTTTTTAGTCAGCCAAAAATAAAAAAACTCAGGAAAATAGCCGGTGGAGATACTTACACGATCATATATCTGAAAATGCAGCTTTACAGTCTGGAAGATGATGGAAAGTTATATTTTGACGGAATAGAAGAAAATTTTGTTGAAGAAATGGCGTTGAAGATAGATGAAGACCCGGAAAATGTAGGCGTTACAATTCAATTTTTGCTTGCGCAAGGACTTATGATTTTATGTGATGATAATGAGTATTTAATGACAGAAACGCAAGAATCAATAGGGACAGAAAGTGACTCAGCGCAACGAGTTAGAGCGCATCGTGAGCGAAAAGCGTTACATTGTAACGATACAGTAACATTGTGTAACACAGAGAAAGAGAAAGAGAATAGAGATAGAGTAAAGAGAAAAGAGAAAGAAAAAGAGATAGAAGAGTTATTTGAGCGATTATGGGAAAAATATCCGGAGAAAAAAGGAAAAGGACAGGTAAGTAAAAAGAGCAAGGAAAGGCTACTCGATATTGGCTACGAGCAATTCGAAAGAGCGATAAATCGCTATAAAGAAGATTTAAAAGAAAATGAATGGAGAAAACCTCAATACGGCAGCACCTTTTTTAACACCGGATATGAAGATTATCTCGACAAAAATTATCAGCCACCAGAGAGGACGGCAAAACCGCCGGTAAGTAGAAACCTAAACAACTTTGAGCGCAGAGGATACGATATGGACTCTCTGGAAGAGCAGTTATTGAACTCAAATTAA